ATACCTCTTTCTTTACCTAATGAAATTGCTTTTTCAGTAACATCATGTAAATCCATGTCTTGAGAAGCATCTTCTCTTGAATATTCTAACATACGAAGGAATAAAGGAATATCCATTGTGATGGTATCTACTTTATCTTCTTCTTTAGCTTCATTCATGCCTAATTCCTCTTTAGCATGATCTAATACTGTAAGTATTTCGTCGTCCGATAACATTTTAGATACTGGTGTAGATAACAATCTATCTTTAAGTTGATCTTCAGTATAATTCTTTATTCCTTTAACTTGACGTGCTAGATTTTGACCAGCAGATTTTAATAATCTTGGAGTAGCACCTTCATTAACGGATTCGTTTATTGGACTTTCATATGAAGCATTATTAAAGAAATCAAAAATCCAATTAGCCATTTCCATTGTAAAATTAGACTCACCAACCATATTGATCAATTGGTTAATTTTAGCTACAGCTTTAGGATATTTTTGTAATTTTATATTAATAAATTCTTTACCAGATTTAAAACCATTAGCTTCATTCATTGATGGTTCAACATAATCTAAAGCAAGTAATGCTTCTTTTTTAGTTTGAATAGTTTTACCTGATTTTTTCTCAGCCATTGCTATTAAATCCATTAATGCTTTTTTATATTCTGGTCCTGCTTTTTTATCATTCATAACTTTTAAAAGTTTATCTATTTCAGGATTAGATTTAGATTCATTTAAAGAAGCTACTTCTTTTTTTAATATATTAATTGGAAATTCAATTGCTATAGATACATAACTATCTTTAGTTTTTCCAACAGGTGCTGCTAAAACTCCTCCATTACTTGTAAGTTTAACAACTTTCCAGGTTTCACCATCTTTTAAATTTAAAACAGTACCAACTTTAATATTTTCAATTGAAAAATCTTTACCTTCCTTCATCATCGCTGCTCGTCTTTCGATTTCATCTTTAGACATATATACATTGGTTTCGGAATCTCCTTGACCTGATAATTTAGCAATTGCTTGATCAATTTTATTTAATTCACGCCCATATCTATCAGCAATAGGACCACCTTCTGGTTCTGCTTCTTGCTCCATATCTCTTAGTAATTGGTCTTTTTCTTTTTGAAGAAAATCGATTTTTGAAGCATTTTTAATTGCTTTATAGTCTGGGTTGATTGTTTTTGTTGGTTTTAGAGGGGTAGATTGTGGTTGAGAATTTAATTTTTCTCTATCATATTTTGCTGCTCTAAATTTTATAAGCATTGGATCATTAATATCCATTTCTTCAGGTAGTGACATTAATTTTTTTGTAGCAGTAAGACCTCCTTTTTCATTTGGATTAACTTCCCAATTTTTTTCTTTAAATTTTTTTATTAATTTAATTTTAGTAGGTTCGTCTAATTTTTGAAAAATTTCAATCTTATCTTCCTTTGGTTTACGAGTACGTTTATAAGGAATACCCCCAACAATATGTGAAATTTTAGCTTCATCTAATGAAGGAGAATCTATTTTAATAAAATCATCGGATACAGCGAATACTTCTACTTTACCATTTTCTAAATCACTTACATCAATATCTTCAAGATCGTATTTTGCTTGTAATTTTTTAGCAATAGCATTACCCATTGCTAATGCTTTAGCAGCACCTTCTTCTTTATCTTGACCCGACATAGTTTTAGAACCTAAAGCAGTTGTAAAACCTGTGCCTACAGGATATAAAATATCAACATATAAAAAGTTAGGATTAGATTTATTCTTACGGATTATTGGTTTAAAATATTCTTTATTACCTTCATTTAAAGGTTTGATTTCACCACCTTTATTTGAAAGGTTACTTGCTTTCGTTCTACCATTACCTTTATCATACACTACATTATATGTAATAGCACCTGTCATTTCTTTATTGATACCTGTAATTTCACCTGGGTGTCCTAGATAGGTTATTTTATCACCTTTTTTAAAGGCGATTTCTTCTATAGATTTAGAAAAGAATTCTTTAATTTTTTGTAGGTCTTTCATTTTTAAATTATATTTAATTTATTATTACTTTTGTAAATGATTATTAAGGACTCCTCCTATTATAGCAGCATCGATAGATAATTGCGTTATTGATTCTAAATCAAGTTTAGTTTTGCGTTTTGTATAATCAATTCCTAAACATCCAATAAACTTATCCTCAATAGTTTTAATTGAAAATAAATATCCGGATTTGCAATTAGATTCTTCGGCAACATATTTAAGACCATAAGTCTCTATTGTAGGGTCTTTATAGTCTGCAATTGAAATTATATCGTTATCTAATAGTTCGTTTGTTGATTTGCTAAAAAGGCTTACGGGGATGTTTTGGAAGTTAGATTGTATAGATCCTACGCCAATGTTTACAGTTTCATATACTACACTAAATTTTGCAATAGATTTTCCGGTTGGATAAAAATGACCTCCATTATGGAATTGAGTTACCCAAACACGGTCTGCATTAAAATCTTCTTTAATTTGGTCTAATTTATGCATAACTCGTTCACTAACTTCTAATGTTTCAGTTACCATATCTGGTTTATCCTTTTTCTTTTCGTAATAATGCTTAAGGACTAATACTAGTATTGGCCCCAATACTCCCGTTATAAATGCTACTAAAATTGTTGGTGTCATTTTTAATTATTTTCTTTTTTGTTTTTGTAAAAATTCTAAAGCTTCCTTTTTATATTTTAATAAATGTTGTTTTCCAGAACCTTCCCAATTTTCAATATCTCCTGACTCGGTGATAAATTCTTGTTTTTCATTAATTAATTCATTAAACCAAACTTCAAGATCTTTAGTTACACCTTCAATATTGGAATTAACTACTTGATCTTCAAATTCTTGTAATTTACCTTGTTTTCTTAAATCTGATTCAAAATCTACTTGGCAATTAAAGCAATGTCCATACATTACAAACCATCTTTTATCTAAATGGGGTTTCATAGTACGAGAACAAGAAGGGCAAAATAAAGGTAAAACGATACCTTCTTTTGCCTTATCTAATTTTGTAATATTTTGTTTTAAGCCATTTTTAATAACCCAAGTTCTTCCATCTTCTTCCCATTTATCTCCTTCACTGTGAAATTCTTTTGTTTTTGTATAACCTGTTCCCATAGTAGTACTTTCGCCATATTTACCTTGAACAAGGTTACGAAGACGTTGTACATCACGTTGTTTAAACTCTTTTTTTAAAACTGAATCTTGACTCATTTTTTTAATATATCTTTAATAATATTAGTTAATTTTGTTTCATTAACTGCTGACATTGGTTTTTCTACTTTAATTGAAACTTTCATTTTATATTTTATACCAATATCTTTAATTTTTTTAGATACTGTATCTGCTCCATCCCCATTTACATCTATTATAAGTGTGTCTTCTTTAAAGGGAGAAACAATTATTTTATGTTTTAATCCTGGATAGTTAGTTTGGAATACTCTTGTAGTAAAAAAGCCTTCTAAATCGTTTTTTGTATCATTTACTTTTTCTCCACTAATTATTACTCTTCTAAAGGCCATATTTGCTTAATTTAGTTAATGTTGATGATGTTGAAGTATGAAGAATTCCAATACCACCGGCATTGTTCCAATCATTAATATTTGAAATTCTATCGTCTATAAGTATTGCATCTTTTCTAGCATAATTCTTTTTTGATTCAGCTGATGCTAGGATTAAAGGTGTTCCGGGAATATTATTGCCAATCCATAATCTTTTTCCTAAACGAGAAGAGGGACTTTTTGAGGGAGCTGATAATATGGTTGGATTTTTATCTTTAATAGCATCCCATAATTCTTTTCCATCCGGCATCCATTTCATTTCAGTCCAAAACTTAAGTTTATTATCAATGTCTATAAAATCCCAAAATTTTTCTATACCATATTTACTTTTATATTGATCCGGAGATAATTTTTTTAGGTTTAAAGATTTAAAGTTTTCATCAAAATCAGTTAAAACACCATCCATATCACAATAAATTTTATATTGTGGTTGAGAAGGTTCTGTTGATTCCTCTTTAATTTGTTTATATAAATCTGTTAACCTATACATTTTTTATACTATCTTCCCAATTACGTAACATCATATTTCCTTTTTCGTAAGCTTCTTTTTCAATTTCAGGTAATGCTCCGTCTTCATTGGTATTTGTTGTATTGATATTATTTAATCTACCCTCTAAATTTTGTTCGTGGTGTACCATTTCATGGGTAAATGAACGACATATATCTTTTGGATGTCTATCTTTAGTATATAAAGTAATAGATTTATCATTTGGGTTATAATAAGCAGTTTTACCTAAAAGATTAGAAGCATTTTCTTCATCGTTTGAAATTATCTTAATTTTAGGTAATGGTTTGATATTCATTCCATTGTCTATCATATATTTGGATAAAGATACGAAAGATTCCTTAGGATTCCAAGTTTCTATTAAAGCTTCTTTAATAAATTGTCTTGATAATTTATTTAAACCAAAGGGGTCATTTTCTAAAATTGCAGGTAAATTTAATTCCTTTGCTCTTTTGTCATACATTCCCTTAAGAATATCAACATCATTTTTATTAGTAATTTTAAGTACATCTCTAATATATTCATCTACTACTTCAGCATAAGGACGTCTTGATTTTTTAGCTTTTAAATATAAACCTTGAACATTTGCATCTTTTTCTGAGGGTAAAAGAATATATCTTAAAGTATCAGGATATTTAATAACTAAACGTCTAAGGGGAAGATCTAAAATTTCTTTACCTGGTTTTACATTAGTGCCACCTTGAGTTAAATGTTCAATTTCATGGCGAATAACAGAAATTAAATCCATGTAAATTTTCTCCCAACCTTGGGGGAGCATACTTTTTGGAATAGAATAGGTTATTTTTATTTCTCCTGATATTAATTTAGCTGATCCATTATATGAATATGTTTGAATACCTGCAAATACTGCTACACCTTTATATGAAAACTTTAAGTCCTCGTATTCTAAATCCCCATCAGGGCCAACTGCAAATTCTACTCTTCCTGTGGGTTCATTGTGTTCGAAATCATCTTTCCAACCTTTAAGAGTATAACTAGCTAATTGTCTTGAAATACTATCGTAACGACCTTCATTAATAATATTAGATTTTAATTTAGTAGAAGGATTTATTTCATTTTGTTTAAAATATTTATCTGTAAATTTTACTCCATCATCAGACTGACTTTTACTTGGTACAATTTTATATCCTTGTTTCTTAATTAAATCATATATAGAAGATGCAACACCTTTTCTTCTCCATGTGTCTTTAATACTTGTATCTGCTGCAGATATGACCATCTTTTTATCAGTTTCATCTGAATTAAAATAAGCTGCACCTATTTTATTATTATTAGAATCGTATGCTATAACTGATAATGAGGTATAATCTCTTTCTTGCATCGAATATTTTAATTCTAAATAAATAGTTTCTCCGTCTTTTAAAATAGTTTTAAATATATTTTTAGATTCTTGTAAATCAGGATTATTATCGTGTCCACACTTATGGCAAATATATAAATCTTTCCCCCCATCTGCTATAGGCCATTCCCAACCACAATTATCACAGATAACTTCTGTATCTGTTACTAATTCATTAATGGTATTGGGTAATGTAGCTAATATTAAATTTCCGATTTTTTCAAATTTAGTTCCTGGGAATGCTTTAGAAATAAATGCTCTATATAAATTATCTCTTTGGACTCCAAAATCTTCCTCATCTGATTTTTTAGATGGAGAATAAATAATAGCTTGAGCTTTAGATTTTTTAATATATTTTTTAACTATATCAGCAACTGTAGTCATTACTCTATATAATTCACCTTTATTAACTACTATTTTAGCAGAACCACCTTCAGCACCTTTAAGTTTAGCTGAAAATTCAATTTCTATAGTTCTTAAATTTTTTAAGTTATCATCAATGTAATTAGTTGATTTTAAATCAACATCGTATTGAGTTTCACTATCTGTTACAAAACGAGTATAAATCCAATAACCATCTGCATCAACTTCTTCCCACTTATAGGGAGATAAATTTGCTTCGCCTACTTCGGTTATTTTTTCTTCTTTAACAACAGGAGATACAATATCCCATACTTGTTCCTTTTCAGGAATGTCCGGGATTAAGTGAAAAAATTGTTCTTTGTTATTGTCTTTAACTGCATTACGAGCTGCGGTTCCACTAACACCCCCTGATGTTTGAATAACACGTAATTGTAAATTTGGATATTTTTCTAATGTTCTAGTTCTAGAAGCAATATCGGCAAAATCTTCAGGATTATTTTCACGAGCACCTATTATCCAAAGTATTTTTTCTTCAGGATGTTCTTTAGCATAACGTAAAATACTACCTACAGGTGCATTTACTGGTTCTATTATAGTTTTAATTGGAAGATATTTTTTATATAATTCCCAAATTTGAATAGATTCACCTTGAGAAATTCCATCACGTTCACCACCCCCAACATAAATTAAAATGTCATCAATTTCAGGGTTTTGTTCGGATGCTTTAGCAACAACATCAAAGTGACCTTTAGTAGGAGGTTTAAATCCTCCACCATATATAGCGGTTACTTTTTTATTATCCGCGTCCAAAAGATCTTCTAATAAGACTTTTGTTAATGAATTCATTATTATTTAAGCTTTTGAATTTTTTCTTTTGCTGAATTTTTCTTTTCTTCTATGTCTTTTTTAGCACTACGATAAGCTTCCATAGCCTCTTCCATTTCTTTAAGCTGCGTGTCATATTCTTTTAAAGCTTCGGCAGCGTGGCGATTTGCCTCAGATTTGTTTTTGTAAACACCTTTAGTTTCATCCATTTTAATTTCATCAAATACAGTAGCTTCATATACCATACCTTCTTTTTTGGAATCTTTATTTGGTTTTTTAACAACAAAAAACTTACCAACTTCATCTATTACAGATGTTGGTTCTTCTTTTGCATCATACTTTATTGTTGGTTTTTCTTTTTGTTCTACTTCGTTTAATAAGTCTAATAATTTCATTTGTTTATAAATTTAGTGATTTTTGTTTTTGCTTGTTCTATAGTATCAAATTCGGGTTGGTTTGATAGTAATTGTTTTATGTCTGCGTAGATTTGGTTGACTTCTATTTTTGATTTTTCTTTTTCTTCGGGGGTTTTTTCTTTACCTATTTGTCCTAAAGGTTGAATATATGTTTTAAAAATATATTCTGCATCAAAATTTAAATTAGCATCTTCTAGGTTTAAATTTACTATTGTAAAATCATCATTAAATGCTTGTCTATATGTATTAACATTATTATTAACATCCCTCCAGGATCTAATTACAATACTTGGTAATAAAGATCTATCTCTGTTTTTATTACGTTCTAATGAAGTTATAGGAGATACATAAGTCATTAACATAAACGTGTCGTAACCTAAATCCTCTAATTCAGCTCTTTTCCTAAGTAGCATTTTAGATGAGCCACCTACACTATCAATTAATAAATTTTTAGCATTTTGGGAAGCATCTTGGAGTTTAGCGTCTGTATTTCTTCTTGCTTGACCCATTAACTCACCTGATTTTTTTAATTCATCCGGAGACATTAATGCTAATTTCATTCCAATACCTGATGATTTAAGTAGTTCCTCATAGGTGTCATCTACATTAATAGTAGTAAAATTAGAAGGAACTAATTTTTGAGATATAAAGGATTTACCTGAACCCGCAGGACCTGCCATGAATATGGCTTTTGGTTTTCCTTGGATTTCTTTTAAAAGAGACATCAGCCCAATCATTGATTAAGTTTATTATAAATATGGCGAAACATCTAACGTTATTATTCTTCCTCGAATTTCATTGTAATAACGTGATGATCAGTTATATATTCTATATTTCCCGCACATTCATTATATTTAGGCCATTCAGGGTTAGGTAATATTTCAAAATAACATCTGTCCTTTTCGATATAGATTAATCTACCTAAAAATGTTGGGAAAATGTTAGTTTTTAAAACACGTCCAATTAATTTATTTAAATTATCATTTACCTGGTAACGTGGAGTAAAACCATTTCTGTTTAAATTCATAACCTTAATTTATATGAATAAATGTACGAAAAAGTTTTTGCTTTTCCAAATTTTTTACATGATACTTTTAGTCTTGTTTTTTTACTTGGGTTTTGAATTCTGTAAATACAGGTGCTTCATTTGGGTTTTCTAAATCAAATAAACGTTTTACTGTTTTAAAGATTTCAATATTTTCCTCTTGTGTGCGAGCTGGGAGAACCATTTCCCACCCTTTACCTTGCATTTTGTCTTTTGAACCTTTACGTTTAGATGATTTTAACCATAAAATACCAGTTTTATCAGGTTTAATACCAAAACATTCTTCATAACAATGAGCATAAACTGCTGCTTGTAATTCATGTGTTGTTTGAATATGATTAGAGGTTTTATGGTCAATAATCCATAAGTCATTACCTATTTTACAAACTAAATCTGTTGTTCCCGCTACTTTAAGAGTATCAGAATATAGGTGGATTTCTTGGTCAATTAATTCAGGTTTTTGAGTTTCCCAAAAATCAACAAAGCGTAAAAACATTTGCCAAATATTAGGATCAAATTGTGGGTTGCCAAATTGATTTAAAAAGTTCATTTCTTTACCTTCTAAATATTCTTCTATCATTTCATGAACTTTAGTTCCATCTTCTGCTGCTTTTCTAACAATATAATCAGCTGAGCGACCCATATTTTTTAACCATTCCTCAAAATGTTTACCTTTTGGATATGAACCCAAAACGTGAGTAATTGAAGGATAATATTCACCATTTCGTCTATAGTATCTAGAATCTGGGAGGGTGATTTGTTTGTGGTCTTCTGAAATTTCTAAAATTCTGTTATTAACATATTTAATGTTTCTTTTTTTCATAGGAAAAGTTTTTTCTCGAGTAATCCCGAGAATGTTAAGGGGTAGGTTTCTTGTATTAAATTAGTAAAACTAGCGAACCCCATTTCGCTTGGATCTTTATCATTCATATCTACGAGATAAACTTCTTTACCTTCATTCATTAAACGCTCACAAAAATTTAAGGCTTGTTTTTGAGCGTCTTTATCTAAAGCTATATAAATTTTTTCTACAGAAGACATTACAATTTTTTTCATTAAATTTGATTGTATATTTTTGCCTAGTAGCGGTATTACATTTCTTTTAATGGAAATGGCATCAAATGGTCCTTCACACAATATAAGCGGTAATTCCCAATTTATAAACAACTCAAATGGTATAATGTCACGAGATGCTGTTGGGTTTTTATATTTTATTGTAGATTGTTTTTCAAATGAACGACCTGTAAAATAATTTATATTACCTTTAGCATCATAGGAAGGGATAATAATCATATTAGCATAACGTCCTTGTTCACAATAACCAATTCCATATTTTAAAATATCATCTTCGGTAATACCTCGAGATTTAATATATGATAAAGCATGTCTTGCTGTAATATCTGAGGGATGAATGTTGTTTAAAAGTTTAAATTCTTTTGGAAGTTCTAATTTAGTTTCAACTTGTATGTGTGGTTCAGGTCCTGTGTATTTTACAATAGCTTTTAACTCAGCCATTTTTTCAGGTGATGTTTCTACTGCTTTAAATAATTGGTATAATTTTTTACCTTTTTTATCACAAACCCAACAATGCCATTGATTTTCTCCTTTAATATTTTCAGTAAAATTAATTTCTAATTTAGGTTTATGATGGTTACATAGAGGACAATGATAGGCATAATTTCCTCGAGATGTTGACTTACTAGTACCAAGCACAGAATTAGTCAGTGCAATTAGAGAATGATTTATCATAACCAAAATATAACAAAGAAAGCTTGGTTTCCCAAGCTTAACTTTAAATATTTTTTATTTAATTTTATAATGATTTTACCTCTAGATTTATTTTTTCGGGTGATAAAAATTCTAATGTTGAGTTTAGATCATCAGACTCAAGTTCATTCATAAAAGTTTTATAAGCATAATCTGAGTCAGATAATAATTTTTGTTTATCAGCTTCATCGTCTGCATTTATTATCATGCTATAAGGAAGTAAAATTGAGATTTCAACCTCATTATTTTCACCTTCTTTAACCATACCAGCTAGTTTTTGCATGCGTTTAAATTCTTCGGATAGTATTTGTTTTTTCATTTTAAAAGTTTATTATAAATATACAAAAAAAAAAATTAAGATACAAAATCTTTATATCGAAAAACAAATCCTTTAATGTGAATTTTGGTTCCTTTTAAAACTTCACATATATTACCTTTATTTAAATTTAAAACCTCACTTGCCTCTGATAATGATTTGAATTCCATTCCAAATAAAGTATCACAAATAATAGGTTTAAGTCCTTTTCCTTTTTTATTTTGAGAAATTTTTTTACAAATTTCCTTTGAAAATTTTGTTCCTGTTAATTTTTTACTTAAGTTATCTTTATGTTCTTGAGTTCTTTCATAAGATAATCCACTTCCATTTTCTTTTAAAAAAGCACTATGTTCAGGACGTTTTTTTCCTTCCCAAACTCCTTTCCTACCTTTTAATCCTTCTGAGTGGTTTTTCCTCCACTGTTCATCTTTATAACCTTGGATTCCTCCTTTTGATGTTGAATTAAGTCCTTTTTCATAACTATCGTAATATTCAATCCAATATGTTTCTCTTTCAGATAAATGTTCTATCACACATTCTTCAAGTATTTCTTTTTTATGATTTTCCCAACCGTACTTATTTAAAGAATTTTTTAATTTTTTACCACTTCCAGAATTATATTTGTGTCCTTTTTCCCAACGATCTTCTATATTAGTAGATTGACCTATATATATTTTACCTTTTGGGTTTGTAATTTTATAAATACCTATCATCGATGATAAATATTAAAAAATTTACCGAGAATGTCAATTACTTAAAATCACTTGTGTAGAATTTCCCAAGGATTGAATCGTTAAAGTATTCTAAGGGATGTTCTAACACCCCATATTTAAACAAGTACTTACACTCGTAATATGTTAATAATTTTTTATTATTAACTAATTGTATAATTTCGCGAGTAAACTCATCGTGTTTACCTTCCTTTAATATTTCAAGAATAGGTTTACATGAACCATAATAGGTCTTCCAATCACTTTCTTTTTGTACTACTTGGGTAGTAGATTTACGACCTCTACCTGTTTGTTCCGCTAATTCTTTCTTCGTTAATTTGCGTTTTACATTGTGATATAGCGATTTTTTTCCAATATACGATATCCCACGTGATTTGTGAGTTGTAATGTATATAAAACCATATGTTTCTAAGGGAAAATCCTCTATGGAAATTATTTCTTTATTGTTGTATAACCAATTTGACATAAATTTATATAAATAAATATTAGTTAAGTTTGTGTTCCAATACTCCCACTCCATCTGTATAAACCTGTACCTGTTGTTGATTTTTGTGAGTACTCAACTAATTGCCATGTTGTACGGTTATTTGCACCTGTTGCCCCCGAGGATGCAGATACACAAATAAGATGAGCATAAAAATGATCAAAATTAGATGATACACCTGTACCAATTTGGTACAATGATCTATGTGCAGATGGATTAGCTGTTACTCCAGCAACAATTATACGAGTATTGGTTGTTGTTGAACCTGAAGAATATATTGTCATTTGACCAAAACCGGGTAAAGCATTAGAAGCGTATGTAGGGAATATTTGTACGTGATCTCCAAGTTGAGCTGAGCTAGTATTTAAAAATACTTGTGCTTGTGCGCTTCCTGTATAATTCCATATAATTCCAATATCTCTTCCATCAGGTACATATAAAATTTCATTTCCGTCAGAAGTAGAAATCCATTGGGTAGTGGTGAGTGGAAAGGATGCTGTTTGTGCATAAGAAGCAGTTGTTGCAAAACTTGAACTTACAGCATTTAAAATATAGGATGCTGTTGCTGCAGTACCTGAAAGAGATCCTGTGAATGATGCTGCCCCAACTGTTCCTGCTATTGTTAAATAATTTGTAGAAGGGTTATAATTGATATCCGAATCTGTATAAAGTAATTCTGAGGTTGCGGATGCATTTAGGGAATCTACAAATGTTAGATAATGTGTAGCATCAGTTGAGATTCCAACTGTTTGAATTTGTGTTGAGGAAACTGCAACAGAGGATGTACCTAATAAAGATCCGGTAATACCAGAAGTGGGAAGAATGGAGGATGCTGAAATATTTGATGCGGATAGTACTGTTGAGATTAATAGACCTGAAGTAGCGGTTAGGGATGGGTTTGTAAATAATTGTTCAGAAGCTGCTGTAGCATTGTTTGTATCTACAAATGTTAAAAAATATGGGGTAGCATTAGCAATACTAATAGTACTGGCGGATAAGGATGTAGTTGAGGATGCTGCGTGAGTAGCATTTGCAGCTTGTGATGCAGTACCTGATAAAGATCCTGAAAAACTAGAAGCTGATATTGATTTTAAAGAAGGGTTGTATGATGGAGCTCCGGAGTCTGTATCAAAACTTAATTGTTGTTCTCCTGCTGTACTTGAGCTTGCAAATATTAAAGGAAGATAAAGATTAGTTGATGTGTTATTTGTTATTAAAACTTTAGAGGAAGTTAAAGAAGATGTTGAGTCTTGTGCAAGGATTGCATTCGTTGCATTTCCATATAAGGATCCAGTAAACCCCTCTATAGAAAAAGTAGATCCTGTTACTATTAGATCTGATCCTAAATTTGAGCCTGTTATAATAAGAGAGCCAGTTATTTCTGCTGGGGTACTTCCAGTATAAGGAAATATAGAACCACCACCACCAGATGAAGCACTTATAGTTACAGATCCTGTACCTATTGCCGGAGATATAGTTATATTAGTACCCGCTATTATTTGAGTTACTCCTCCTCCTCCTCCACCTCCACCATTTAGAGCATAAGAGGCAGTAATAGCATAAGAAGATGTTCCTAAAAGTGAACCACTA